ACGCTGTAGGCTACACCGGAATGAAAAAAGGTATCTGCCTGGACTGTAGACAGGAGGAGTGAGATGAAAAAAAGAGAGCCATTTTTTGAACTTGAAACAGTGGTGAATAATTTATTAAAACAAAACACGAACTTAAATGAAGCGGAGGCTTGGAAAGCAGTGGTGAATAATTTATTAAAACAAAACACGAACTTAAATGAAGCGGAGGCTTGGAAAGCAATAGCTAAAATACTCTGGGATCCAATGGATAGAGCCTTACAAGAAGAAGTTGAGAAAACATTAGGAAAAGGCTAATGCCTACTCCCTGGCTCACAGGATGGAAAGCAATAGCTAATCACTGTGGAGTACACCTTTCTACGGCTAGAAGATGGTATTACTGTCACGGTATGCCGGTATATTCTTTACCTTCTGGTGGGGTGGCTGCTTTTCCAGAAGAGCTAGAGATGTGGGTTAAATGGTATGATCTCATAGAAAGATGTAGAAAAAACAATAAATTGCGCTGCAAAAATCTCTCCTGTTTTGAGCTAATAAAAAAAGCAAATAGTATGCATTTGATACACTCAACAGCCCTAGATCGCTCTTGACAGAATATCTAGCTCTGTGCTACGGGCTAGAGTATGCAAAATATAGCTAGGGTACAGGGCTACAGGCTTCTATCTCTCCGCCTTAATCCTGCCGGAGCTTTGGCTCCTATTTGCCTTTCGTCTTTCCTTTCTGCAATCTTCCTATTGGCTAGCCCAAAGACCTTAACTTATTTGTTGATTAAGAGGAGGCGCTGCTATGCCGGTTCGGAAGTGCTCTAATGGGAAGTGGCGGGTTGGATCTGGCCCCTGTATGTATACCAGCAAGGAAAAGGCTGAGAAGGCTTACGCGGGCTACAGGTCCAAGGAGCATACTGACAAAAAAACTCTTATAAGTAAATGAGGGGAAATCATGGGTTGGCTTAAGAGTGTGAAAAAGCGCGTCACTAAAGACGTAGGGGGTGTAATCAAGCCGTTCAGATTCAAAGGTAAAACATCTACTGGACAGATAGTTGGTACAGTAGCAGGTGGCGCAGCTGGCGGGGCAGTTGGCGGGCCCGTTGGTGGTTGGGTTGGTGCTTATGTGGGAGGGCAGGCAGGAAAGGCTATTGATCCTCCTCACGGGGGCAAAGGTGGGGGGGGGCAATATCAGACAGGAGAAGCTAGTCTCGAGGGTAAAGACACTGGAACTGGGCTCAACGAAGATGAGGAAACTGGAGGCCGTGGACGGATCTCGACAAGCACTCTGCTAACTGGAGGTATGGGCCTGCTCTGGCCGGCACATTTGAGGAGACAGCAACTTCTAGCTGCACAACGGAGAGGATTACTCAAAAGAGGCTAGCTCTTTTTTTGTGATTACCGATACCTAGAGGGATCAGTGACAGACAATCAGGAACAGAGAAAAAAAGATGCTGAGGCCGCGGGCTTGCTGGCTCGCGAAGGTATCGTTGGTTTTATCTTTGGCGAGGAGCCTGGCCAGATAAAACTAAAGTCTCTTCGGACCAGGCTGCGGCAAAGTCTCAATGCCAAAGAAGTTAAGGCATTCAAAATGACAGAGGTAGCCTACAACGAAGGTGGGAGAGAGATTACGGCTGAATACGTCATTTACTCTGATCCGCTTATAGCTCATAGCATCAGGCTCCAGGCTCAGAAACTATGTTTTGACCTACTGGATGCCTTCCCTTCACAGAAGCATGAACATGATCACAGGGTAACAGGAACCATAGACCTGGAAACGAGGCTCAACAAAGCCAAGGAGATGCGCTCAGAACATGACGAGTCCGGCGCCAAAGATTAAGCCAGAAGATGAACAAGAGCTAATGGATCAATGCGCTAGCTTCTTCTATGATCCGCTTGGGTTTGTCTATTGGTGCTATCCCTGGAGGGAGGCCGGCACTTCACTTTCTAACGAGGACGGGCCGGAAGAGTGGCAAGCTAGTGTTCTGCTGTATATCCAGGCGCAACTAGAGCAAGGCAGGGCTCTGGATCCGGTTATGATCGAGGCTGTTCAGATAGCCGTGGCCTCGGGGCATGGTCCTGGCAAGACAGCCCTCATTGGCTGGATTATTCATTGGTTTATCTCCACTAGACCTCACCCGCAAATCATCGTAACTGCCAATACACGAGATCAGCTGGAAAAGAAAACATGGCGTGAAGTAGCTAAGTGGCACAAGCTGGCTATCAATGGCCATTGGTTCGAGCATACAGCTACGAAATACTATCACAAAGGAGCTCCTGAGACTTGGTTTGCCTCAGCTATCCCCTGGAGTAAAGAGCGCTCTGAGGCTTTCGCCGGTACGCATGAAACCTATGTGCTGCTGATCTTCGATGAGGCTAGCCTGGTGGAAGATGTTATTTGGGAAGTGGCGGAAGGCGCAATGATGAGCGGTATGTGTATGTGGATTGCCTTCGGGAACCCTACTCGTAACACTGGCCGCTTCAAACAATGCTTTGGCCGACTACGTCACCGCTGGAAAACATGGCACGTAGACGCCAGGGACGCTAAACGAGCCTACAAGGTTGGTGGTATCAAGAAGGCTCTGCAACTGATCGAGGACTATGGCGAAGATTCAGACATTGTTCGAGTTCGTGTCAAAGGTCAATTCCCTCGAGCTTCTACACTCCAGCTTATTCCCTCTGATCTCGTTGAGGCCGCTGCCGGTCGTAAAATCCATCCGTCTGTCTATCACCATGCCCCTAAAGTATTGGGCTGCGATGTAGCCTGGGAGGGTGACGATTTCTATACGATCTATCTCAGGCAAGGTCTTGCCGCGCAGCGTCTTGGAAAGTGGCAGCACTTTGAAGATGAAACCATGACCTTTGCGTCACTGATAAATCAGTACGCTAAGGAGCATGATATTGACGCTATTTTTCTAGACGTTGTAGGGGTGGGGGCCGGGGTCTATGACAGACTTCTACAGTTAGGCCGTACTGACGTAATCCCCGTAAATGGAGGATCACAACCTACAGACAGGGACCAATTTGAAAATAAACGTATGGAGATGTGGTGGAAGATGCGGCAATGGCTCAAGGATGGTGGAGCTATCCCTAACATACAAGAGCTCAGAGACGATCTCGAGGCTCCTGAGTTTGGCTACACTGGCAAGGGAAACAGGATGCAGTTGGAGAAAAAGAGGACCATGAAAGATCGTGGCTTAGCTTCTCCGGATGACGGCGATGGTCTGGCGCTTACCTTTGCTGAGGAAGTAGTTCCAAAGATGGAGAAGGATTTCAGGGGCCTCTGGACTTCGCATAGACCTGAGAGAACAGAGAGTGACTACAACCTATTTGGAGACTGAACATGGCCGAGGCTGTAGCTCTAAAGTTTAAGGATAAGACTCCCGCTGAATCACTCGAGGAGCGAGCGAGACAGTATGTAGAGCAAAACAGATTCCTCGAGGAGCAGCGCTCTAATTGGGAGACTCACTGGCAGGAGATTACTGATTACATTGTACCTCGCCGTGGATTCTATCCTCGTGCGGGCAAGAAACCTAACGAGGGCGAGAAGAAACATTCCAAGATCATCAACGGTGTAGCTACACGAGCCTTGAGAGTTCTTGCAGCTGGTATGCAAGGTGGTCTTACTTCTCCTGCTAGGCCCTGGTTCAAGCTCGGTCTGGTAAATGATGAGCTTGAGGATCAAGCCAACGTAAAGGCATGGCTTGGCCAGGTAGAAAAACGAATGTATCGCGTGTTTGCGCGGTCAAACTTCTATGACACTATCCATGCTATTTATACGGAGCTTGCCGGTTTTGGAACTTCATCTCTCTTTGAGGAGGAGCACTTTGACAAAGTTATCTGCTTCCGTGTCCTTACCGCCGGCACGTTCTGTTTAGCCACAGATGAGTATGGAGTAGTAAATACTATCTTCCGCCGGTTCTGGCTCACAGCTAAACAGATGGCCTCAAAGTTTGGAGAAGAAGCTCTGAGCGATGGGATTCGCAAGGTGCTAAAGCGTACACCTTACGAATACTATGAGATCCTTCACGCAATTCAACCTCGAGACAATAGGGATCGGACCAAGCGAGACAATCGCAATATGCCTTATGAGTCTCTCTACCTAGAGTTCCGGAACCCTAAGCAAGTCCTGAGAGAGAGTGGCTTCAACGAGTTCCCATGTTTCTGTCCTCGATGGGACGTAACTGGCGCTGATACTTACGGGCGCTCGCCTGGTATGGACGTTCTCTCAGATGTGAAGATGCTCCAGGAACTTGAAAAATCCAATATCGTAGCACTCCACAAGAGAAACGATCCTCCGATGAGAGCTCCTAGCTACTACAAGGGGAATATCAAGACCTTTCCTGGTGGCATTAACTATTTTGGGACCGGCCAGGATCCCGGGGGCCTCCAGGCACTCTACGAGGTAGATCCCGATGTGGATAAAACTCAAGCCAAGATCGAAAAGGTGGAGATGGCTATCCGCGAGGGTCTCTACAATGATCTTTTCCTGATGATACTCGAGCGGCCCAACATGACCGCTACTGAGGTTGTGGAGCGTCACGAGGAAAAGATGTTGATGCTTGGACCTGTGATCGAGCGTCAAACGCACGAGCTCTTGGATCCCTGCATAGATCGGACATTTAACATTATGATTCGTCGTGGCATGATACCTACTCCTCCGGAGGAGATCCAGGGCCAGGAACTCAGAGTAGAGTACATCTCTCTTCTAGCTCAGGCACAGAAACTCGTAGCTACTCAATCCATTCAAGGCTTCACAGGTTTTGTAACCGACCTTGCAGTTGCCACTCAGAATCCGGAAATATGGGACAAGGTAGATACTGATAAGGCTATCGAAGCGTTTCATGACTCTGTAGGAGCTCCTGCTGAACTACTCAGGGCTGATGAGGAAGTTGTAGCTATCAGGGAAGGTCGCCGGAAAGCAATCCTTGAGGAGCAAGCAAGACAGAGAGAAGAGAGAAACATAGCTTCCATGCGCGAACTAAGCCAGACTCCTACAGGTGAAGAGGGAGGCCAGACAGCACTTAGCGATCTCAAGAGGACACTCGAGGGAGGAGGTCTGGTGCAATGACGGACGAACAAACTACTGGCCCCTATCAAACTACTGGCCCATATCAAACAGATCTCCTCCAGGATGAGATAGATGCCGCTAAAGAAGCTGAGGAGGGAGAGAAGGATTTCCAGGCTCGGGTTGACAAGCACCTGGCCAATACGTTTGGAGGGAGTGACAGCGGCGTGTGGCTCCTTGGGTATCTCATGGTACTAGGCAATGTATTTGAGAGCGTATTTACGGGTAACTCCAGAACCTACTATCTCAGTGGGGCTCAGGATTTCGTAAATGGGCTTGCAGATATGGTCTATCAGGTGAATCCTGATGTGTATCATCGGGCGGTAGACATGGTTAAAACGGGCGTTTTTCGTCCATTACAACAAACCAAATAAAGGCACAGGCCAAAGGCTAACACCGATAGGCTGTGGCTAGCAGGAGGTTGGATCATGGGTAATGGCGACGGTGGCGATGGAGGAGGATTTCTGGCAACGCTGTCAGAAGGTTTGCAAAGCAATGAACTTCTCTCCAGCATGGAGAGTGCTGACACTCTGGCTCAGTCCTATCTTGATCTACACGGGAAATACAACGAGCTAGAAACTCAGCATGGTGAGCTACGGGGTAAGATTCCAAGAGCTCCAGAGAAACCGGATGATTATGAGTTTTCTCTGCCGCAAGGCTATGAGGGCAATGAGGAACGTCTGAATGCTTTCCGGCAAAGGGCTTTTAATCTCGGACTCTCACAGGAGCAATTCACGGATCTTCTTAATTGGGATATTGAGAGTGACATAGAGAATGCGAATGCTATAGCTAAGGCTCGGGCTAATGCTCTCAAAGAGACAGAGACTCATCTCAAGCAGGAGTGGGGCGACAAATACGAGGAGAATGTTGAAATCGCTCGCAATGCCTACGAGAAGCTCACTAGTAACGAGTTCAGAGAGATCATGGACCGGAACGGTCTTAAAAATGATCCTATTGTCGTGCATACCTTCCACAACCTCGGGATAGCTCTCAGTGAGGATGCTTTCATCAGCGCTCAGGAAAGAGCCAAAGAGAAACGTGGACGAGGTGAAGGCGACACACCAATGCTGGATTTCCCCTCTATGGATAAGTGATTCTAACCACTTTTGCATAGAAGGAGACTAAACAATGGCACTAGTCACAGCCTACAAACCGCTAACCCTCAAAGAACTCGCTAACAGGCTAGATCCTGGCGGAGAGCTCAACGACATTACAGAGGTGTTAGCTCAGGACAACGAGTGGCTGGAGGACGCTATCTGGCTTGAGGCCAATGACGTTTTCAGTAATAGGTCGGTACGGCGCTCAGCGCTACCCTCCGGCTCCTGGCGTGCTCTCAATCAGGGTGTTGCAAAAGAGGCCAGCCAGACGGAGCCCTATACCGATGTGATCGGTATGCTGGAAACCTACGCGGAAGTTGATCGCGAATTGGTGAGGGCGGCTCCTAACCCCAAACAGTTTAGAATGGACGAGGCCACGGCTTTTATCGAGGGACTCGGACAAACCCTGGCGGCTACCTTCGTCTACGGCAATGCGAATACATCTCCGGAGAAGTTCCACGGGCTCGCTCCTCGTATGGCTTCTCTCGCAGCTACGGCTAATGTGATTGGCTGTGGCGGAACTGGATCAGACCTTACCAGCGTTTTTGTGGTCCAGTGGGGAAGAACCAAAGTCCACATGGTCTATCCGCGTAACTCCAAGATGGGTATCAGCCATGAGGATCTTGGCGAGGTAACCCTCCAGGACAGTAGCAGCAATCTCTATCAGGGCTACAGGGACCATTTCCAGGTAAAGGCCGGTCTGGTGGTCCGTAATCCTCGGAGCATTTCTCGAGTCTGCAATATCGAATCCACCGGATCATCGAACCTCTTTGATGAGGATAATCTCATTAAGGTGCTCAACAGGATGCCCATACGCGGTAAGGGCTCGGCCATCTACATGAATGAAACCGTTTTGTCTCAGTGTGAGATCCTGCTCAAAGACAAAACTAACGTAAACTTTACGCCTTCTCGTGGTGAGGGTCTGGCTGGAGAGCCCTTCATGTATTTCAGGGGTAATCCTATCCGCAAGATTGATCAGATCGTTATCACTGAGTCGGCCCTAACATAGCCGGAGGGAGGTGATCGAACATGAGAGATGCAAGTTTAACCTTTGCTTGGGAAACAAGCGTGTCCATCAGCGCTAGCTCTGTTCAGGAGCTAGCTGTTCTCGACATGACCGGCGGCTTGGCTAAGGATGCTTGGGGATCTGCCCTTGCCCCTAAACACGCCGGCGGCAAAACCCTCTGGCTGAATGTGGTGATTGAATCTGCACTCACCGGAAGCGGCACGCTGGATATTCTCCTGGTAACCGACGGAGCCCTGGGAGCAAGTTCTGTGCTTTCAACCGCTGTGACTGTGGTTGAATACGATCTTGCAAAGACAAAGAGCACAGCTACCGGCTACATTCTGCAAGCTCCTATCCCGCTGAAAGCCATAGCTGCCTTTGAGCGCTATGTATCTGTGCAGCTGAAAGCGAATACTGCCACGATCACCGGAGGCAAGATAAGCGCCTGGTTGAGCCTCGAAGCTCATAATCCAGGCTAAATAAGAACGTCAAGGGGAAGAACGGCGCCATATCATGACGCTGGAGTGGGGGAGGGTCCCCGACTCCTCCACTCCCTTTTTCAAAATATAGAGAGGAGACTGTTTTATGCTACCTAACCCTAGAAAAGAAGGCCCTAACAACCTTCACGGGACGTACAAGGAGCTAGTGGAGACTGACATTCTAGCAAATATGGTCCAGCTGTTTCCGCCGTACGGTGGATTCTTCTATCATCCGGAGACTCGCAAGATTACCTCTAACGGCATGATCTCCATCAATATCCCGTGGGTTTTTATCAAGCGAGCTGAGAACTATGGCTGCGCTCTCTGGCATCACGTTCTCTTTCAATTCTACGATATTATCCCTGGATTCTGTTTGAATAACTGCTGGAAAGTGGTGGCGCGCCCTAAAAATCTAAAGCAAATGTTCGAGCTCATTGATGTGATGAAAAAACTTGATATGCCTAGCAAACTAGGAATAGAAACCAGGCCACGAGTCCACGGCCTCTATGGTTGTTACTTCTACAACCGTAGCAGAGAAGAGGGTCTAGCGTGTAAAGAGAGAGTTATTGATGCTTTCGCTCAGGTGGATCCCGCTATCCCTGTTATCCTCAAGAGGGCCTGCACGGAAATGGAGGACAAGTGGGGCAACTCAAAAAAGTGGTGTTCTAAACCAGGCTGGATCGAGAAGGAGCATGAGATCCTTGGAGAGTTTGATCAAGTGACCAGGCCGGATCATCCGCAACCGCCGGCTATTATCCGGCGAATTAAAAGACGCTGGATTGAGTGGGCCTGGGAGATGGGGGATACAGAGGGAGCTAAAGCAATGAACGGCGGAGAGCCGCTTTATGTAGATTTACAAACCTATGAGGAGGAGGTGTGTCATGGCGCCGAAGGGTTACATTGATGTAGAGTTTGACAGTAAATGGGAATGTGTCACTCAATGTGTGTGGCAAAACCATCTATTCGATGTGGGAGATGTGATCGAGATGAAAGCTGGCTCTCAGATCCCCCACCATTTCAGGTGTATCTCTGGCCAGCGAACCTTCGCACCACAGCAAGAGGTTGATCCAGTTACGGAGTCAATCAGGCACGCTCGGTCCTGGCAAGTCCTCGAGGCCGTTGCTGAGGATCTCGGCATAGAGTTTGAAAAGGTAGAAGGTCAATTTGACGAAACGAAAGAGGGCCTCATTGCTCAGTACAAAGCAATGAAAGGCTGAGGAGGATAAGAAATGGCAGCTTCCTTTACACTAACCTTGAAATGCACTATCTGTGGCCACTCGAATACGATCACAAATACCAATGAAACCGCTAAAGGCTCAGTGAACACCAAAGAAGTGCGCTATAAATGTGCCTATTGCAAAGTCCCTATTCCCATTAGTTTTAGTTCCATTGCCTTGACTCATTCTGGTGATGTGGGCGCAAATCAAACACTTACACATACTATGGCTACTCCAGGGACGATTGTTTCAGCTGCTAGCAATCCTGCATAGTAGAGGTCAAATGTCTAAAGAAGCTCAACTTACCATAACGAGGACTCAACTAACCGGAGCTGTTGAGGAGTCTACTCAAGATCCGGTG